CCGCGAACAGGGTTTGGAGTTTGGACTGAGGGGGCCAACACGATGCCGAACGAAATCAGGGGCTGGTACAAGATCTGGCGTCGATCCCGCCAGCATTGGCTGTGGAACATGAAGCCGTTCGACCGATGGCACGCCTGGGAGTACCTCATCTCCTGGGCGGCGCACGCGCGGGAGGACAGGGTCTACCAGCAGCAGGCCTTCATCCTCGAGCGCGGCCAGCACGTTACGACCCGCAACCAGCTCCGGAAGGACTGGGGGTGGAGCTGGGCCAAAACCGACACCTTCCTCAAAACCCTCGTCAGACTCGAAATGATCCGGGAAGCGACTGAGAGGGGGTGTGTGCTTGTAACCATCTGCAAGTTCGACACTTGGCAGGGTCGGGCCAAGCCGACCGGGAGGCCGGACGCTATGGGACCGGGAAGAGGCCGGGAAGCGACCGGGAACGAGTTAAGAAGATCAAGAAGAGGAAGAAGAACCAAGGGTAACGCCGGACCGCAGCGTGAGTCGCTGCCGTCCGGCTTAACCGACATCGCCGCGCTCAGTCCGGAGCGGGCGCGCGATTGCCTCCAGGGGATCGAAAAGCTCGGCCTGCCCTTGGATCCCGAGCTGAGGCAGCAGCTGATCGCCAGAGCCGGACTACCGGCCTAACGCCGTTGAGGGGACAGGGCATGAGGAGCAGAAGGACCAGGACGGCTTTGAAGGCTCTCGAGGGGAAGCCCAGGCCGTACTGCAGGACCTGCCGCGGGAAGCGGATGGTCGAGGGCAAGACGATACACAACGGGGAAACGCATCCGGCGATGGTCGCCTGCCCAGTGTGCACGATCGTGGCACCGGGGGCCGTGCGGAAGCCGGATCACGCGGAACGTGCCGCAGGGGAAAGGGGCGAATCATGAAGGCAGGGCGGGAGCTGGACGCGCTGGTGGCCGAGAAGGTCTTCGGGTGGACCGGCTGTGCGGTCAGTACGGGTGGCGTGAAACAGAACTTCGAGTGCCTGTACGGGCACGACCCATCACGGCCTGAGCGCGATTATTGGTTCGTCCCGCATTATTCAACCGAGATCGAGCCGGCGTCCCGGGTGATCCTGAACATGCGGGAGCGTGAGTCGCTGCACATGATCGACCCAGAGATCAAGATGGACCATCACGGCCCGATCCTCCTGCCGCACGTGATCTGCTTGGTGGCCCTCAAGGCGTTAGGCGTGGAGATCCCCGCGTGAACCACGCTGACCTCGTGAAGGCGGCCGCCAAGTGGCTGACCAACCGGCATCCGGTGGTGATCACCGAGATGGCGAGCGGCGCCACCGAGGAGCCGGATGCCTTGGGCTTCCAAGGGACCTTCACGACGCTCGTGGAGTGCAAGGCCAGCCGAGCGGACTACCAGGCTGACAAGCACAAGCCGGCTGTCCGGATGGGCGACTGGCGGTACTACCTGACACCCGCGGGGCTCATCGAGGTCGAGGAAGTGCGGCCAGGCTGGGGCCTCCTGTACGCCGATGGCCGGGGCGTCCACGAGGTCCTCAAAGCGCCTCAGACGGATCGGAAGAACTGGCGAGGCGAGTCCCTGCTGCTCACGAGTTGCCTGCGCCGCATCGGGCAGACGGCGCCTCAGGGGGTGAGCGTGCGGTGCTACACGTACGAGACGAAGTCCAGGGCGACCCTGACGGTGGAGGCTCCATGACCGAGAACTTCAAACCCAAGCCGCTCAATGGGCCCATGTACGCAGTGATCTACCCGTTCATGGCGGCCCGTGCCCATGAGTGCGGGTACGCGCTCGCGCTCCACGGGACGCTCGGACGTGACTTGGATCTGGTGGCCATTCCGTGGACCAACGAGGCGACGTCGCCGGAGGATCTGGTCGCTCGCATTCTCGACGTGATGGAGGGATCAGCGTTCACGATGGAGCGCGCCGATGGACACGCCGAGGACAAGAGCGAGAAGCCTCATGGCCGCCGGTGTTTCGTTCTCCACCTGAAGTCCTGGACTGGCGCTTACGTCGACCTCAGCGTGATGCCTCGGACGCGGGCTACACCGCCTTCGATCCCCATGACCACCGATCCGCTGCAGGAGCCCAGTGGAGGTGCCCGCTTGAAGGACGACCGTCCACCCGCGACGCCTATCCCGAGCGACGGAGTGCCATGCTCGTACGGCAACGAGATGGGCGGATGCTGGGCGTTCACGTTCTCGATCGCGCTCGTCGTCCTTGGCCTGTGCTTCGGGTTCTTGTGTATGTGGCGCCTCACTAGGGGGGCTTCGCAGCAGCCACGTAGCGCCTCGATCTCCGATCTGTGCGTGGACCAGCTGCATGGCCCTGTGGAGATCGGCCTTCCTGGGCCTTCGTACTCGGCCACCCAGGATGGCCTACAAGCCACGATCTCCTCGATGCCCATCATGAGTGTCGCGAGCTGCGCGCCTCGTGGCGTGGGCATGCCGAGGGGCTCAGGGGCTGGCCTGAAAAAAGGCTTGGGTCCTTCCGGCGCCCGAGGCGTCGATGGGGCCCCCGTGATATCTGGACTTTGACGCCCGCGCGACCTGCGCTACCCGTTCCTCACCCCAGGCCGTTCGAGGCGCGATCGCGCGGAGGCGGAATATGCCGGTACACGGGGTGTCGATAAGAACGCGCTCGCATGCGTGAGCGCTCTCGGAGGGGGGCGGACATGACCTTCAAGCTGGCCGACCAGTGGCAGGACTTCGAGAAGCGGGTCCTGCCGGCCGATGCGGGAGAGGTGCAGCGGATCGAGACGCGTCGGGCCTTCTACGCCGGGGCGCAGGCTCTCTTGTGCGGCCTGCTGAACATGTTCGAGCCGGACCACGAGCCCACCGAAGAGGACCTCAAGGCGATGGACTCGATCAAGGCCGAGCTCGACCAGTTCGCGGCCGATGTCAAAGGCGGCGTGGCCTGATGGTGCGTGGCGAACACGCCAGAGACGAGGCGGCCGCGCAGCTCGCGGCGCTGAAGCAGCTTCTTCAGCAGCCGGCGGCGAGGCTCTCGGGGTGGACGCCCAGGGGCCTCCGGGACAGCGACGCCCCGCGGAACCCGGACGGGACGTACGACGCGCGCGAGCTCGTGAAGTGGCTGCTCGATCGAGAGCGGGCGAAGCGGAAGACCGTCGACCTGAAGCAGGTCGAGGCACAGCTGCGCGAAGAGAAGCTCAAGGAGGCCCGGCGGAAGAACGAGGTGGCGGACGGCCTGCTCGTCAGCACGACGAAGGTCGGCGACGAACTCCTGGCGATCGGGAAGCGGATGCTCGAGGGGGCCAGGCTCGTCGGGAAGCGGTTCGGGCCCGAGGCGGAGAAGGCGGTGTTCGAGATCTTCGAGAAGGCGAGGAGCGCGTGGGAAAAGTCGGTGGAGTCGCGGCGGTCGTCCTCGCGATCGCGGCCGCCCCCCCAGGAGAGGCCGGCGTGATCCGCCTCAAGTCGTCGGTCGATCGCACGGTCGGGCGGCTGTTCGAAGGCGCCAGCCGGCAGCCGTACCGGACGATGCGCCAGTTCGCGGAGGACGAGATCGTCCTGCCCAACGGGCCCGCGAAGGGCGAGCGGTATCGGTGCGAGTACATGCCGTTCTCGGCCGAGATCTTCGCGGAGTTCGACGGCGGGCGGTTCAGCTCGTTCTTCGGGAGCGGGCCGGCCCAGGCGGGAAAGACGCTGCACTTCGTCGTCATCCCCGTGATGTACCACCTGTTCGAGATCGGGGAGGACGTCATCCTCGGCGCCCCGACCGTGGAACTGGCCAAGGCCGTCTACAAGGACAAGATCCTGCCGGTGATCGAGAAGTCGCGGTACGAGGATCTCCTGCCTGGGGCCGGGAGCGGGTCGAAGGGCGGCACGCCGGACGCGATCCGGTTCAGGAACGGGGCCAAGCTGCGGTTCATCGGCGGCGGCGGCGGCGACGCCCAGCGGTCGAGCCACACGGCGCGCGTCGTGGCCGCCACCGAGCTCGACAAGATGGCCGTCGCCGGTGACAGCTCGGAGGAGGCGGACCCGGTCAGCCAGCTCATCGCACGCACGAAGTCCTTCCCCGACCCGCGCTTCTACGGCGAGTGCACGATGTCGACGCCGCAGGGGCGCATCTATCGCGAGGTGGTGAAGTTCGGGACGGACTCGCGGGTCATGCTCCGGTGTCCACACTGCCGGGTCTGGATCTGGCCAGAGCGCGGAGGCCTCGTCGGCTGGCAGGAGGCCGTCGACGAGATCGACGCCAAGGCCGCGGCGCGCTTCCAGTGCCCGCGCACGGAGTGTCGTGGCTTCTGGACCGAAGACCAGCGCCTCGAGGCCCTGCGGCAGCCGCGCGTCGTGGCCCGCGGGCAGACAGTCGACGACCGCGGCGCGATCGCCGGCGAGCTCCCACGGACGAGTACGTACGGCTTCCGGTGGAACGCGATGGCGAGTCCCATGCGGTCGATCCCGGGCCTGGCGGCGACGGAGTGGAAGGCCGCGCAGTCGACGGACGAGGGTGAGGAGAAGTCGATCGTGCAGTTCGACTGGGCCGAGCCGTGGGAAAACCGGACCGAGGACCTGAACCGTCCGGACGTCCAGGCGGTGCTCGCGAAGAGGGTCGAGGGCTGGGCGCGGAAGTTCATTCCCCCGGAGACCGTGCGGCTCACAATGGGCGTCGACGTCGGCTCGTACGTGATCTGGTACGTCCTCATGGCCTGGTTCCGAGACGGTCGAGGGCACATCGTCGACTGGGACGGGATGACGGTCAACAACCCCGACGGCGTGAAGAACCGGGCCCACGTGCTGGCGGCGCTCCGAGATCTGCGCGACCGCGTGATCAAGCCGGGGTGGGGCGCGCGCGGCGCGGATCACCCGCTCGGCCCGGCCCCGGGGCGCCAGCCGGAGAAGGTCCTCGTCGATGCCGGCTACGAATCCGACGTCGTCTACGCGTTCGTCCTCGAGAGCGGCGAGCCCCGGTATCTGGCGGCCAAGGGCTGCGGATCCAACAAGGACACGAAGTGGACGGGGCAGCAGGCGCAGGAGCCGAACAAGGGGAAGGTCGTCGACCAGGAGTGGAGGTCCGTGAAGCAGCCCGCGGGGGTGCGGCTCATCATGCACCACTCCGACTACTGGAAGGCTCGCATCCACGACGGCCTGCACGCGGGCATCGGCGGCGCAGGATCGATCACGATTCCCGAGGGCGAGATCAAGGACAAGGAGCTCCGGTATCTCGCGCGCCAGCTCGTGGCCGAGGAGCGGGCGATGAAGGCCGTGGCCGGCCACGACTCGAAGGTCGTGTGGGTGCAGAAGCACTCGCAGAACCACTGGCTGGACGGTGCGGCGATGGCGTGCTGCGGTGCCGACATCGAGGGCGTGAAGATCGTCCGGCCCGCAATCGTGCCGGTGCGGCGGCCGACGGGGCGTCCGTCCGACGCCCAGCTCGACGTCTCCAGGCTGAAAAGAGTTCGGTCCAAATTCTAATTCGAGGGGGAAACGATGGCGAAGAAGTCAGGGGCGAAGCTGGAAGGGAATCTGCGGACGCGGGTGGCGCGGCCGCTCAAGGCGACCATCGAATCGGCGCCAGCTCCGGCACCGCCGCCGCCGAAGGTCGAGTACGCGTTCCCGAACAAGTCGCGCTGCCCGCGGTGCTACCAGGTCAACACCGAGTGTCTTTCGGTGGTGGGCCCGATCCAGTACCGGCGCTGCCGACAGCCGATCTGCAGGCACGCGTACAAGGTCACCGGGCAGGCGATCTGAAAATAGCGCTCCCTCTGCGGCGCTCGAAATTATTTTGCCGGGCAAAACGAGCCTATTGACGCGCGGTCCCGGAATCACCTAAGACTCAATCTTCGCGCGTAGCAGGGGTAGCTCCCCTGCGAAGGATCCGGTGGGAGTAGTCGACCGGATCCTACTCCCACCGCGATCCGCGCGCATTCCGGAGAAAGCGCGGAGGGAGTTGGCCGCTCCAGGATTCACACAGCTCGCGTGGAAGACCCTGGCGAAGGGCACGTCGGCCTATCTCACCAGCCTCGCCGCCCACCACACCGAAGTCACCGAATACGTACTCGCCGGCGGATACGCCGTCCAAGGCAAGTCGCACCAGCGGAACGGTGAACAGTATCTCAGGGAGATCACCGAGCTCCTGGACGAGGCGAAGTCGCTGCCGATCGCCGACTCGGCCACGCCACGCCAGGCGACGTTCGTCCGCGGGAGGTGCCCGCGATGAGCGCGAAGGCCTCCCGTAAGAATCGTCCCCCCGCCGGCGCCAAGCCCATCAAGGACCGGCCGCAGGCGCTGCGTCCCGCCAAGTTCAACCGGTCGGTCCCGCTGTCGATCGACAAGGGAGGCCAGCGGGGCGTTTTCACCCAGCTCGGGTTTCACTCCGTCAGCGTCGCGGCCTCCGACGGGCGCTTCTCCCACGGTGGATCGGGAGACCTGCACCTGCGCTTCAATCGCGACCAGCTCGCGAACATGGCGCGAGAGTTCAGCCGCGACAATCCGCTCTTCCAGGGCATGCGCGATCGCGCGGCCGGCTACATCGTCGGGACCGGTTTCGTGCTGCAGGCAAAGACAGGGGAGAAGGACCTCGACGCGGCGTACGAGGCCTACTGGAAGGAGTACTGGGAGGAACCCGAGGTCAGCGGGCTCCTGTCCGGCCACCAAGTCGAGCTGCAGGTGGCGAAGGAGGTCTTGTCCCAAGGCGACACGGGGATCATGCGGACGAAGCTGGGGAAGATCCAGCTCGTCGAGAGCGAGCAGATCCGCGGGAAGTCCCTCCAGACGGACGGCCTCGAGCGCGACGAGAACGGCGTCATCACCGGCTACTGGGTGGCCCCGTACTCCGAGATGGGCCACATCCAGGCCTCGGCTGCCCGCCTGGTGCGTCGGGAGAACTTCCTCTTCCCGGTTCACACAGACCGCCCGAGCTCGAAGCGCGGCGTGCCTCCGATGCAAGCCGCGTTCGCGGTGATGCACCGAATCAACTGCGTGCTCGACGCCGAGGCGCTTGCGTGGCAGCAGCTCGCCCGCCTGTCGCTCATCATCAACAAGAAGGACGGCGGCGCTACGGGACTCCAGACGTCGCAGGAGGATCCGGCCAAGGAAGGCAGCGACGCGCCGGACGTCACGACGCGCGTCCAGGACTGGGCCGAAGGCACGGCCTTCTACGGCGAAGTCGACGAGGAGGTGCGGGGCGTCGACCGCAACATCCCGGGCGCGAACTTCCCGGCGTCGATCACGATGTTCCTCCGGCTGCTGGGGCTGCCGCTGGGGATCCCCCTCGAGATCACGTCCCTCGACTGGACGAAGTCCAACTACTCGCAGACCCGGGCGGTCCTCCAGCAGGCGTTCCAGACGTTCATCGGCTGGCAGCAGCTCCTCGAGCGTCGCGTCTACCGGGGCCTGTACCGGTGGTGCATCGAAGAGGGGATCCGGTCGGGAAAGCTCACGGCCCCCGCGGATCCGGCGCTCACCCTCAAGCACGCGTGGATCAAGCCGACCTTCCCGTGGATAGATCAGCTGCAGGAGACGAAGGCCTGGGGCGAGATGGTCGACCGCGGGTACGCCACGCACGCCCAGGTCCTGAAGTCGCGCGATCAGGACCGAGACGAGATCGTTGCCGAGCTCAAGCAGGAGACGGTCGACGCCATCCGCATCTCGGACGAGATCGAGGCCGAGACCGGGGTGCGCGTGGACTGGAAGTACTTCGCCGGCCGCTCCGCGTCGGTCAACGGCGGCGGGGATCCGGAAGCCGAGGTCAATGGAGCGGAGGCCGAGGTTGATGCGGGCGCGGAGAAGGAAGAGAAGAAGCCCGCGAAGAAGGCGCCCAAGAAGGCGGCGCGCGGCACGGTCATCCAGCCGATCGTCAACCTCACGGTGAAGCCCACCCCGGCGCCCATCAGGCGCACCACGAAGATCAAGTCTCGCGGCGCGGACGGCAAGGCGGAAGACATCGAGCAGACGTTCGAGTACCCGCCTGAGACGGAGGTCGCCTAAGCATGGCACTCGCGGACTACCTGGACTTCGCAGTCCTGAACCACTTCTTCCGCGGCGTTCCCGCGCCGGCTCCGGCGGCAGTCTTCGTCGCGCTCTTCAACGGCCACCCGGACAACGAAGGGGCCGAGATCTCCGCCGAGGGCTACGAGCGGATCCCCATGGCGTTCTCCGAGCCGGCGAAAGACGGGCTCGGGCGATTCGTGGTCAACACCGAGTACCGCGAATACCCACGTGCGCGCGGTGACTGGGGCCAGGTCACGCACTTCGTGGTCTTCGACGGCCGCGTCGGTGGGACCGCGATCTTCGCGGCGCGCCTCAAACGAGAGAGGGTCGTGAGAGAGGACGACAAGCTCTATTTCGAGAAGGGCGACCTTCGAATTCAGTACCTGATCGGAACCGGCGAATAACTGGAGGGTTCGATGGCCAACGCGCTGTACGACAAAGGTCGCCAGGGGTTCCTGGACGGATCCATCGACTGGGACACCGACGACATCCGGATCATCCTGCTGGACGAGGACGACGACGCGCCCAACCTCGCGACCGACGACAACCTGGACGACGTCGTCGCGGGCGCCCGCGTGGCCGTGTCGAGTTCCCTCGCCGGCAAGACAGTGACGGACGGCGTGGCTGACGCCAACGACGTGGTGCTCACGGCGGTGAGCGGGGACCAGTTCGAGTCGATCACCGGCTACAAGCACACCGGCACGGAGTCGACGAGCAGGCTCATCTTCAACCACGACACGGGGACCGGTTTTCCCACGACCCCGAACGGCGCGGACATCACGGTCCAGTGGGACAGCGGGGCGAACAAGATCTTCAAGCTGTAGGAGATCCAGTGCAGACAGAGAACCGATCCGAAGTCCTGAAGTCGAAGCTGGCCGTGCTCGACGCCCGCATCAAGGAGCTGAAGAAGCGGGCCAAGAAGGGCGACGACGTGTCCCTCAAGCTCGCCACTCTCGCGGAGCGGCGGGCGCGCGTCGCCGACTGGCTCAAGCATCCGGAGAAGGACCAGCTCGCCGCGGCGGCTCCGAAGCCGAGCGGGCAGGTCATCCGGCCGAAGGGGATCAAGAGCATGGAGGCGCATCGTACGCGCTAGCACTAGTCATGGCTCACCCGAAGGTCTTCAGGATCGAGAAGCTGACGTTCGTCCTCCCCGACACGTTCGTGGGAGACGAGGCGGACGCCCTCCTGCTTCTCGCGCAGTACTGCCTGAAGCACCGCGGTCGCCGGATCGAAACGCCAGCGGATCCGCGCGTGAGCCCCCGCAAGGCCACTCTCGAGGTCCTCGAGGCGGGCGGCCGCGTGTCGGGCGTGCTGTCCCTCCAGCAGTTGTCGGTTCCCCAGGGGTACGTCTACAAGCCGCCGTCGGGGAAGGTCCCCCAGACGGTCGTGGTCGGTGGATTCGCTCCACCTCCAAAGGTTAACCAGGGCTAGTCCATGTCAGTCGCGTTCAAGGGTTCAGGATCCGGGGTCGCCACCGAGACCAGCGGGGCGGCTCTGTCTCCTCTCTGCCCCGCGACGGTGGATGCGAACGACATCCTGATTGGTCATGTCTTCTGGGAGGGGACCGCCACCGCCCCCAGCACGCCGTCGGGGTGGGAGCTCCTGTCCGGCCCGCACGTGATCGAGTCCACCATCGCCCGCATGTGGGTGTTCGGCAGGATCGCCGACGGCTCGGAAGACGGCGCGGCTGTGGCATTCGGGAACCCCGCGGTCACTACGCAGCGCGCGGCCCGGATCTACTCCTTCAGCGGTTACGTGGGCGCCACGATCAAGGACAACGTCCGGAATTTCGCCTTCCTGAGCCACGCCACCGATCCGCAGATGCCGACGGTCCAGACCACGAAAGCCGGATCGTTGGCCGTCGCCCTCGTGGGGCAGAACGACAACAACACCGCAGGCGACGCCACGGGCGAATCCGGTGGAAACTGGGTCGAGGCCGTCGCCGAGTTTACGGCGAACCTCACGCCCGGCTTGATGCTTCAGATCCAGACTTGCACCCCCACATCCGACCCAGGCACCGTCTCGGGTGGCTCCGTGGCCACGACCAACGATCCCTGCGGCGTGATCGCATTCCAGGTCATGGACGACGGGCGTCTGTCCGTCACCGGCGTCGCCTCGGGGGAGGCCCACGGCTCGACCAAGGTCAACCAGAGCGTCGCGCCGGGGAGCGCGTCCTCCAGCGAGGCCCACGGATCCACGTCGGTGTCGGTCAGTTCCGGCTTGAGCGTCTTGCCAGGCGCGATCTCCTCCTTGGAGGCTCACGGGTCGCCGAAGATTCTCCAGGAGATCTTCTTCGGGACCGAGGCGGCCACGTTCGCGCACAGGACCTCGGGAGAGGCGCCGTACGGAGTCCTGTTCTCTGCCTGCGACACCCCTTCGCCTTCCTACACGAGCGGAGTCAGGCAGCCTCCCAGCGGCGTCCCGTGGCGGAAGATCCACTGCGAGTGGGACTTCGGGGACCCCAGCTCGGGCAATTGGAGCAATGGGTGGAGCAAGAACTACCACGTGGGTCCGACGGCCGCGCACGTGTACGAGAATCCCGGGACCTACATCGCCATCCTGACGATGCGAGACGAGCGAGGGGTCGTCCGCAGGTATGCCCAGACCGTCACTGTTTCGGCGTTTTCCGGAAGCACCAGGTACATCTCCACGACTGACGGGAACGACTCCAACGACGGCCTCTCGACGGGCTCTCCCTGGGCCACGATCCAGAAGGTCCAGGACAACCTCGCCGCCGACACCCGCTACCTCTTCAAGCGTGGCGACGTCTACACCGCGAATTCCACCTGGACGTGGGACGAAGACAACGTAACCCTCGGCGCTTACGGTACGGGCGCGCGTCCTCGCTGGAACAACACGGCTGGCGGAGTCCGGCCGGTTCGTGTCGATTGCGACGACTTCAGGCTCATCAGCATCGAGCTCGACGGCTTCGACGACGAGGTCGGTCTCCACTTCCCCTCCGACCCGGCGGCGAGGACCAACGCCCTCTTCCTCGACTGCGACGTCCACAATTCGGACTCCGGCCTGGACGGGACCTTCGACACGAACGACGTCCTTCCCGATGCGATCTTCTTCGTGGGCGGAACGATCCACGACGTGGGCCAGTACAACACCATCCTGGATGGAAGGCGCGTTGCTTTCCTCGGATCCCACTTTCACTCCCCGGGAACCCAGCATCTGCTTCGAA